TGTGATTCTAATGAACATAGCATAATAGACTAAATACTATTATGGAACTTTTTGAGCTAACAGAAGAAAACAACAACATAATTGAGAGCAAACTAGTATGGGCTCGTAAGGGCAAATCCATTACTAAAAAGTATCGTTGTACGTTTGGTAAAAGGAAAGGCAGACTGGTAGCAAGTCCTTCACAATGTTCTGCTCCTATTGATTTGAAAAAACGTTTTGTTTTAAAGCGTACCAAAGCACAAAAAGGCGCCAGAATGGCTCGAAAAGCAAGATTTACTAAGAAGTTTAATCCTGCCTCAAAAGCAGTAGCAAGAATGAACAAGGCGATGAGAAGATGAAACTAGATGATTATGGCGATAGTTTTAGTATGGCACTAAAAAATTATATTGAAAAAGTGCATAATCACGAGATTAGTGCCAAAGAAGCGGCCAAACTTGCAAAACAATTTTCCATTGCAGATGCTATTAAATTGAGTGATGCTGTTGAGAACAATGACCAAAGAGTGATTAGAAACATATTGCTTGACAAAATTGGCATTGAAGAGGGCTATGGTGTGAATCCATCAGCACCTACTCCATCAACAACACCACAGAATAAGATGAAAAGACAAACGTCTACACAGAAAAATCCAGCAGTACAATCGCAGAGAAATATACAACCAACAGGTCAAGGTGCTAGATTAAACGTTCCTAATCAACAAGCACAAAACACCATGACCACGCAACAGAACACACAGGTAGCAAATGCAAATAGTGCCAAGGCAGATGCTAACCGTAGAGATATAGAAAACCTAAAGAAGATGGCTGGTGTAAGATGAGAATGTACACTCCAGCATCAGGTATTCCGCAACCAGTTTCCAACTTAGAACACAAGATAATAAAAAAATGCACAGAAGGAAAAATGTGCAAATCAGAACTGTCAGAACGTGATGCATGTATTTCACAAGAGATGGTCAATAGAGGCATATTTGAAAAAGAAATTGCCGAAGACAAAACTGTATATTATTATTTGAAAAAAAGGAACTACTAATGGTTGCAATAGCAGATTTAGAACAAAACATTCGTACCATCATTGAAAATATGGATACTGACACAATAGCCAGTATGCTGACTTCACGTGAAAATGGTACAATCAAAATCGGTGATTTTAAAGTTACACGCACCAAGCAAAACTTTTGTGAAAGAAAGAAACACTTTTACAATGTGTATTGGCGTGAGCAAAAACTTTATGAAGATATTGCACTGGCAAAAACAGCAAAAACCATAGTTGAGTCTCTTATCAATGAAGATCAAATTACGGTGAAAAAAGCAATTGACTTGGACAATCAATACATGTCTAAATTGTACGAAACCACAATGTATGGACAAAAAGCCAACAAAACAGATAATCCTGTTTATTGGGCCAAATATTCAGAAAATCAAGTCAAGTTGGAGCAAATAAAAAGTAATATTTTATAAATACAGTTAGCCTATAAAGATAAAGGATCAGTTACTATGAACATAAACGATATGAACACAAATTATGATTTTGATTCAGTTAAAAAGATACTCGAGTCAAGATTTAATTGGACTGGACGATGGGATTCTATGACAGAAGACGAAGTTCGTTCCTTAGGACAAAAAGCAGATGCCAAACTAGCAGAAGCAGGCGACATCTCAAGTCCAAAATACAATCTTTACCTTTTCATTAGAGAAGCCGCGAAAATGCGTTTGGAACAAATTAAAAACCAACCTGTTGCTGAAGCAGTAGGATCTGAAATGGTTGACCAAGCAGAAGTCGTACTTGCCGCTCAAGAAATAGGCGACAAACTTCAGGCAATGGCAGAAGACATTGCACAGATGCAAGTACAAGACATGATGCCATTGGTACAGGCCATGAAAGAGCAAATGGGTATGGATCAAGCAAGTGCATTTGAATCTAGTGCAACAGCTTCACTTCAAGGTCTATTAGACACAATGAAGTCAACCAAAGAAAGCTATGACAATGCAGTACTAGTTCTACAAGGTGAAGCACCTGCAAACGACATGGGCATGGACGATGGTGGATTTGGCGATATGCCAGATGCAGGCATTGACACAGATGGCGATGGTGAAATGGAACCAACTGACGACTTTGGTGGAGCAGACGCAATGGCCGGAGACGATGCAGAAGCCGGCAGAGAAATGAAAGAGTCCATGGACGACCAAATTAAATCTGCACTGAAGGCAGTACAAGAAACCAGCAAAGATGGCAAAATTTCTAAAGCACAACTTGAAGCAATCAAGCAACAAGTGAGTGAAAAATCTAAACGTAGGTTACCAGGCGTAGATCCTGCTACTGGTCCAATGGTACCACCACTGGATCCAGATGAACTTCCACAACGTGTACGTACTCCAGAACCAGCACCTGATTCTCCAGTTTCAATGGATGATATGTCTCCAGAATTACAGAAACGATTTAAAAATAAGAAAATGGCGCCACCAGTACCGATTAGACACAGGCAAAAGATTGGAATGGACAGGTAAATTCGTACCATGTATATTGCACAGATTGTAAAAGAAAATACTGAAGATATTCGAACAGACATTATAAGTTTGTTAGACGCAATCAGTGCCGAAGGTTTAGAAGAAGTAAAATTTGTCAGTTTATTAAAAGACTTGCGAAGAGCTGGCCACACAATAAACAGAGGTCAACTCTTAGAACTTTTACAAGGTATTCCTATAGTACGTGATGCATCATTGGAAACAATTAATATAGTAACTGATCGTGACAATGATGTAAACATCGGAGATGGTGAAGAAAAAGTAAAGAAGCAAGTGAAAAAACTGGCACAGAAGCAAGTAGATAAGGAGTTGGCATGAGTTACAGTATTACAGCCACACAGGCAAAGTTAGATGCTAGAGCAGATCTAACAATTCTCAATGAAACTAATACTCTAATGAAACAGATCATAACTGATGCTAATGCAGGAAGTTATAGCAGTACCATAAGTGATGGTACTACAATGACAGAAAGCACTCCTACTATTACAATAACAGGCAGTCAAGCCAATCCAACTATTACTGGTACACCAACTATAATAATTGCTGGTAGCGTAA